TTGATCAACTACATCTGGTTCTCCTTGTCTAAGTACATTAGACATTTCAAAGAAACGTGTGTATTTATTTGCATTATCTATAAATGCAACAGTAGTACCTAACGAAACAGGACGAGTTTTTTCATTGAAGTTATAAGAAGATACAGCATTAATTTTAGCTGTTTCTGGACTTAAGATATCACTGTCAGTAGTCAACATAAACTGTTGATTTTTAGTAAACAATAATAATCCCGCATTTATTTGTATGCCGTCATAGACAATTGCAGGGTATTCAGAACTACACGAAAGATCTATAACATCTTGAGGTGTAAACGTTGTAGCAGTCTTAGACCAAAAGTTAAAAAACTCGCCAGGTCTTGACATGATTACGTTTTCATCACTTAAAAATACTAATCTGTTTCTAAAGAAAACTAAATTATTAACTGTATTACCTACAAAGGATGGTCGAGGGTTAGTACCTCCTTCGACTGTAGTACCTACTTCTGCATTTTCCCATGTAACTTGTGAGACTAAGAATGTACCATTAGCTTGTCTGACCAATTGAATAGGCATAGTACCTTTATCAAACTCAATATTGTCGCCAGGTTTTGCACATTCTTCCCAAACTCCATCACCATCTCTGTCATTATTTCCAAAGAATTTTAAATAATAATCATCTTCATCAGCTTCACTATTAGCTACTTTAACTACATATCCATGCTTACATTGATCTGGTAAGTCATCTACATTTTTAACATCAGTAGACATTACTTTAAGTAAGTCACTTGTGGGAGCTGTAACGTTAAACGAACCTGATGGTCTGGTTATATATAAACCATTACCAATTTGTTGAACATTAGCAGAAGTAAAATTACCAGTATTTATAATTTCTTGTCTTATATCTCCAAGTATTCCTGAAGCTGTAACTGTAGTTTCAGTATCAAAGGGTGTTGGGTTAGGTCTTATTAATCCTAAGTTTGCTTGTATTTCTGTAGTACTAACTGATTCAACCGTAACTTTATAGTAAGCATCATTCATAAATACATGGAAATAATCTCCTTGTAACCAACCTCTACCACCATATAAAAGGTCAAATGTAGTAGTGTATCTTGCTTGATAGGTTGTTGTCTGACTATTTCCACTACCAGTTGTAAAAGGCACTGATTGTCCAGTAGTTCTAATTCTGAAATAAAGATTTGTACCTCTATTTACTGAATTATTATTTGAATCTTTTACATCAATTGTATAAGTGTAATTTCCAGAAGCAGCTTCATCAGTAAGACTTGCACCATCATCAATATCAAATATTCTTGTTCCTACGTTTGGTGCATAAGCATCTCGTCCATCTCCAGCAGATTCATCACAACGTGTTGATTGACTGGGGCGAGAAGCATGCCCAACCATTGCTCCATTTGTATCACAATAATTATTACTCGACTTAACTAAATCAACACTAATTCTTGTCGCTGTTGTTTCAGTTTGAGTAGTGGTATTGTCGTAAAGATTTACTGCATATTGTCTTGCATAAGCTGTTGCTCTTAAGTCAATAAAAACTTCAGGAGGTCTAGCTGGTTCAACAGTAGAAGACATTGCTACTGTTTTAGTTCTGTTAGTTATAAATGTAAAGTCGTTAAGAGTTAGTGTTTGTATATCTTCGTCATTTGTATGTGTAAGATATGTAGCTAAAGCACTAGCAGTACCTGAGTCATAGTTAACAACCATCGCTGCACCATCACTACATCTCCACATATTTATATCGCCTGTTCTAGAAACTTGTCCTATATAACTTTCTGTTTCATCACGATAGTAGGAAAACCACTTACCGTTAGTTTGTGAATTTAAAGCTGAAGTACCATTATCACTAAGCGATGCAATCAGCTGACCACCTGAACGTTTTAATAATCCATGTGTTACATCAGGTAATACATTTGTAGCGATACTGACCTGTCCAGGAATTTTAAGTTCATCTGGCTGTTGAGACAAACCTCCAGTCAGCGTTGGTATTGTTTGAGTAACACTTGCCATTATCTTCTATTTAATATTTGGAATGGTTGGAATGGTGAATATGCAGTCTTCTCCGGCCAGCCCATAAAGTTATGGTCGCCTTGTGTACATTCATAATCCATTACATTTGCTCGTGCATTATTTTCCTGTACTTGTAAAAGTGCAGCCAATTCTCTATTGGCAACAAGCTGTGTAGCTGCACGAGTAGCAGCTTTAGAAATTATGTATCTTTGAAAAACTGGAGGTACATCTTCAAATGGATATAGAGTGACAATATCTAAATAAAGATCTTCAGTAAACTGATCAGTATGTTCAACTAAATCATATAGTCTTCCATTTCTTCTAACTAAATCTTTTGATTTATCAAGACGTTTATCGTGTAAATCATATCTTAAATAATTACTTGGAATTACTATATATTTTGTTGTTGAATCAGGAGTTACTTTTATATTCTCCTCAGTATTAAAATGCCATGCTTCGTTTTGTACATCTTTATTAGCTTCGACTAATAGGTTATAAACAAACGCTGTTTCTGGATTATTAAAGTTAAGAGTAGTTAAAGGAGATTGACCTATGCTACCCAAAATTGAGTTAACTGCGGATAGTTCGGTATCGGGTTGAATTGTTGAGGAAGTCATAGGTAAAAAAAAAGGGACCCGAAGGTCCCGTATAAATGTATAAACTTAGAAAGCAGCGTCTGCTGAACCAACGTGTAACTCCACGCAAGCAGCAGGGTTTAAGTAATCTGCCCCCATAGCTAGGCGACCCAATATTACGTCACCTTGGTAAATAACGGATATATCTCCATTAGTTACTTGAACTTGTGGTCCAATAGCTTCTACTACACCAGCAGCTTCTCTTTGGAAGATAAGTCCGCATGATCCAGCGAAGTCACCAGATTCACCATAGCCATTGTTAACACCAGCAATGTTGAATGTACAAGCTGAACTTGAGATAGTTCCACTTGCAGAATCTTCAATTGTGAATGTATTAGCATTAGGTACAGTTGCAACTGTGTAAGTACCAGAAGTACCAGCACCAGCTGTAGCATCAAACACAATCTTATCGCCAACAGAAATACCGTGAGCAGTAAGTGTTATTGTGATTGTTGTTCCAGATCTTGCATAAGTTGCTGACTGTCTACCAGCAGCTGAATCCATAGATTGACCTACGAATGAACCAGCATTAGAGATAGTATTAGCAGTACCGAACTTACCTAAGAATGGTAGGTTCATTGACTTATAGATCTTGATACCAGCGATAGATACAACACCTTCACCAGACTGTAAACCTGTACCTTGAACGTCTCTGTTGATTAGTCCATTGTCACCTGTTTGCTGAATGAGAGCGTAGTACTGTCTTGGGTTAAGAACAGCTACTCTGCCTTCAGAACTAACTCCTTTCTCGTCTAATACAGCAGCAGCATCGTAGAAACCAGTAACAAGGTTAGAAGCTGATGTAGCTTGTGTATTGTTCTGTGTACCACTTAACTGAATCTGTGTACCACCTGGCTCAACGAACCCTGTAGCAGAGATTGGAGATGCCTGACGAGCACCTTTAGCAATAGCTCTGAAAATTTTTCTGTCATAATTCTCAGCAAGTGCATAACCGATCTTACGAGAAATTTCTCCTCTCAAATCATAGTGAGAGAGTGTCTCGTCAAGGTCATACACGAATGCAGAGCTGACTAGAAGGTCATCCATAACAATTGTCTTCTCAGCTACTGGAGGTGCTTTGTCAGCGTTTCCTAATATAGGAGTTCCAGGAGTGTGATAGTCACTTGTCATGCGACCTGTATAAATGAACTGAAGACTCTTTCCGTTCTTCAGTGTACGCTTCATAACTAAGTCACGAGCGATTGTCTCTCTTTGGAAGCCAGTAAACATCTCACCAGAGAACAATTTTAAGTAAAGGTCTCTGTTATTTGTAGCGTTTGTCGCTGTGTTAATCCTACCCAGAAAGGTTTGTGAAGCAGGATTGTTTGTTGACTGTTGTGCCATTATTTTGTAAGGTTATATGTATCGTCTCTAAGCCTAGAATTATACGAATCTTAATTGTATCAGCTAAGACTCAAACTGTTTGTGGTCTATCCCACCGTCATGACGGCATAAGGTGTCCTCCGTAGA